TATTTTTGATCCAAATCCAAGCAAGTCTAAAATGGCTATTACTTTTGGGCTTGGAACTGCAAGATTTATAACTGGTACCCTAAATAAAATAGATAAGCAAAATATAGACCTTAAAACTCCAACAGCAAATATAGCTATAAGAGGAACTGACTTTACTGTAACTGTGGATGAGATAGGCAGGTCTCTTTTAATTCTTTTGCCGAATGACCTAGGGGTTGCAAGCGGGGAAATAGTAGTAACCACCGCAATGGGATCTGTTATTTTAAATAAACCTTATCAAGCTACAAGCGTGGATGTGTACGAAAAGCCCCCAACCAAGCCAGTTATTTTAGACCTAAGTTTAGAGCTTATTGACAATATGCTGATTGTAAATCCACCTAAGCAAAATACAGAACTTGCAGAAGAAGATACTAGTGAGTCATCAACAAACATATTGGATGTTGATTACCTGGAGTTTGAAGAGTTAGATAAAGACTATCTTGATGAAGACAATTTAGAATTTACTGAGCTTGATTATAATTGGCTAGACGTAAACTTTCTTGAAGATTTGCTAGATATACTTGATGAGCTTGAGGTTGCAGAAGAGCAAGATCAATTGGCTCAAGACCCAACAAGCTTGAACATAACCGGGACTAAATTTGGTCAAGATTTAGATACACAAATTACTACTTATCTAACAGGAGATAAACTTACTATTATAAGAAGCATCAATAACACAGCTAGGCTAGATATAGATTCTGATAAAAGCTATACGATTATTTTTATCCAAGATGGAGTTTCTAGAGTTGTTGCAATTAATGGAGGAGAGGGTAGCACTATAAAGATTACTCAAAGCAACTAATGAGAATATTATTAATTTTACTAATTATTTTAGGTGCTCCTTTGATATTTCAAAGTACACCGACAGAAATGTTAAAGCTAAAAGTTTTTGATTATCTTGTCAAAAAGCCAGAGCCGTCAGGATACTTTAGCATATTAAATATTACAGAGGAGGATATAGATAAAGAGGGAGGATATCCTTTGCCCAGAGCTAGGCTTGCTGAAATACATAATGATATTTTGTCTAAAGGTGCCCTTGGGGTTGGTTGGGTTATTTCTTTTCCTCACCCTGATCGACTCGGGGGAGATAAAAAATTTGCAGAGTCTCTTCAACAAGGTACATCAATATTAGCAATGTTTGAAGCCCCAAATGAAATATATCCACAAACAATTGGTACAGTGATACTGGGTGAAGAAAAAGGTGGTATGTTATCCAAAGGTGTAGTTCAAAATACCATCAACCTTAGAAATCATGTGAAACAGGGTATAGCAACTGCACCTGTCGACCTTGATAATTTAGTTCGTAGAATTCCTTTATTATTAAAAACACCAGATGGTTATGTTCCTGCATTTGGTACAGAGGTATTAAAAACATTGGTAGGTGCTGATACTTATGTTATTAAGACTAATGATCTTGGCATAGAGGAAATTAGAGTTAGGGGACTGCCTCCTGTTAAAACAGATAGTCTTGGGCGTAAGTGGATAAGTTGGGTTGACACTCCACAAACTACATTAAATGAAATGGATGTTGAGGGCAAGTTTGTTTTTGTTGGTATAACAGCCAATGGAATCATGCCACAGCTAGCAACTCCAGTTGGATTATTGGAGCCACATAAAATTCAAGCAGCATTATCTGAGTCAATTTTGATTGAAAACTCTCCTTACATACCAGATTGGCATTTAGCGGCGGAAATTTTGATTTTCGGAATTTTTGTGTCTCTGACATGGCTCACAATCAATTTTGTTGGCATAGGTAAGGGTTTAGGTCTCGTTGGAATTTTACTCTTCACCACGGGCTTCTCAGGCGTTTTTAGCGTTCAAAAGGGCATTTTATTGGATTTTTCATGGACTTTTGTGTCTCAAATCATAACTTCTACGGTTGCATACTATATTAACTTCAAAAAACAATATAAATTACGTCAACAGATTAAAAAACAATTTGAACATTACTTAGATCCAAGACAGGTAAAACAATTACAAGAAAATCCTAACCTCCTCAAACTCGGGGGAGAGAAAAGAGACTGCACATTTTTATTTACAGATGTAAGAGGCTTTACAAATTTATCAGAAAAACTATCACCAGAAGAAGTTACAGATATTATGAACAAGGTTTTAACCGCACAGGTTAAATGTATCCAGGCACACGGAGGCATGGTAGATAAATTTATAGGCGATGCTTGTATGGCAATATTTAACGCACCATTAGATTTAGACCATCATGAGACAAGAGCAATCACCTGTGCACAAGATATGCGTACAGCTATACAACAATTACAAAAAGATTTACCAGAGCCTGTAGCAATTGGTTGTGGTATTAACAGTGGTAGTGCAGTAATAGGCAACATGGGTAGTGATTCTAGGTTTGATTACTCTGCAATAGGAGATGCTGTTAATATTGCAGCAAGGCTTGAGTCAGCAACCAAGGAAGTGGGTGTAGATATATTGATAGGCGAATCCACTGCAAATAAGTCTAAAATTGAGTTAAAATTACTAAAACCAATAAAAGTTAAAGGTAAAAGTAAGCCTTTGATTATTTATACAGTATAAGGATTATTATGGCATTAAAGAGTTTATTGAAAAATGTAGTGGGAGCAGTGGCTCCAACATTGGGTACTGCACTGGGTGGACCTATGGGAGGCATGGCAGCCAACCTTATAGCCGAAACACTGGGCGTACCAAACAACCCAAAGTCTATAGAAAAAGCAATCGCTGAGGCAACACCAGAACAAATGTTACAACTCAAAAAAGCAGAGCAAGATTTTGAACAACAAATGAAACAGTTAGATGTTGATATATTTAAATTAGAAACTGATGATAAGAAAGATGCTAGAAAGAACTTTAGCAAAGATTGGACTACAAGAATTATTGGCATAATAACTTTAACAGGATTTATGAGTTATATATTTTTAGTAACCTTACAACCACCAGAACAAAATAGTGAAGCTTTAATAAATTTAGTGCTAGGATATTTAGGTGGTTTGGCTAGTGCTGTGATATCTTTTTATTTTGGAGCTTCTCAACAAAAGGAGGATAACAAATGAGCTGGTTTGGTAATGTATTAGCAAAACTGGGTCTGGTTGAATCTGAAGTAGTTAGAGCAAGGGATAAGAAAGGACGCTATGTTGCTGACGATCCTAAGACTGCTAAGAATGAAGCTTACAAGACTGTTAGAAAAAGAAAGAAAAAATAAACAATGTATGAATATAAATGCACTGTTACTAGGATAGTTGATGGTGACACTATTGATGCTAAGATTCATTTAGGCTTCGATATAAGTTTTGATTCTAGAATTAGACTCTATGGAGTAGATACCCCAGAATCTAGAACCAGAGATCTTGATGAAAAGGCTAGAGGCAAATTAGCTTCTAGCTTTTTAAAAGAAAAGATTGAAGGTGCTAAAGTTGTAAAAGTACAAACAAAGTTAGACAAGAAGGGTAAATATGGTAGGGTTTTAGGAACCATCTTTGCTGATGATCTAGACTTAAATTTAGAGATGATCAACAAAAATTTGGCTGTTGCATATCACGGTCAATCAAAAGATGATATAGAAGCAGAACATATCCTTAATAGAGAAAAGCTAATAAAGGCAGGAGTATTCACACCAACAGAGAGTTAACGTGGCTGGATTTAAACTTACAACATTTAGTGGATTAAACGAAAAAATTGCACCCAGGCTATTGCCTGAGGATGTAGCACAAAGCACTGAGAATGCTTTTTTAGATAGAGGCAGATTAGAGGCTTTACCTCAAGATGTAAATGATCCATCAGAGACAGGACCCACTCATCCAGCATCTCATATAAGCACATCAACAAAAACAATATTTAAGGCAACGGACAACGAATGGTTTACATTCAATGATGATGTGAATGTTATTAAAAGCCCAATAAAGGAAGATGCATTTAATAGATTTTATTTTACAGGAGTGAACGGATCTTCTGGCTTTCCAAGAATGGTAGATGCTTCAAACGGTATAACTGGATCAGGTCCTTATCCTGTAACATCTTATAGGCTTGGGTTACCAACCCCCGCTGCATTTACAGCTGCACCATCGGTCAACAATGCGACAGCAGCAGACGGAGCTGCAATTTCTTCTAGAGCTTATTTATACACAGAAATAACTGCTTTTGGAGAAGAGGGTCCTCCAAGTGCTGTTAGAGTTATAGACATAGTGGATGCTTCTGATGGAGCTACAGTTACTTTAACCCTTCCAGCAGCTACAAGCGGAACTTATAATATTGCTAAAAGAAGAATATATAGAACAGATATAAATGGTGTATTTAGATTTGTAAGGGATGTTGCTGGAACATCTGCTGGTACAGCTCTAGAGGCAGTGCTAGACGCTTCTCTCGGGGAAGAAATAGAATCAACAGACAATCTTGCACCGCCAGACGATACCTCAGCAGATCACCCAGATGGACCTATGTTTGGTATTACTACTATGCCCAATGGTATTACAGCAGGATTCAGTGGTAACACCTTGCTTTTTAGTGAAGCCTTTTTGCCACACTCTTACCCATTAGCAAATCAATTAACTACCCCAACAGATATAGTTGCAATTGCATCTATAGCTTCAGGATTGTTAGTTACAACCAAAGGAAAGCCACTTATTGCTTCAGGCACAGATCCAAGTGCTATGGCTATGGTAGAAATAGACGCAAACTTACCATGTGCTAATAAAAGATCGCTTGTTGATATGGGAGAGTATGCTATTTACTCATCACCAGATGGTTTAGTCTTGGCTTCTAATTCAGGGATACAACTTATTACACAACAGATCTTTACCAGAGATCAGTGGCAGGATTATTACCCAACCAATGTTGAGGGTTATGAGTATGAGGGTAAGTATCTTGGATTTACTTGGGACGGCTCAGATGCAAATACAAAAAAAGGTTTTATATTTGACCCAAGGGGTGGTAAGAATGCTTTTGTTGATTTAGATTTTTACGCCCATGCTGGTTACAACGATAGAGAGAACGATGAGCTTTACTTGGTTATTGGCGGAGTTCTAAAAAAGTTCGGCAGATCAAACAGTAACAGAACATATACATGGAAATCAAAAGAGTTCTATACTAATAGACCTATATCACCAGGAGTTGCAAAAGTAAGTGCTGACTCTTATAACAGTTTAACCTTCAAACTTTATGCTGATGGTGTTTTAAAACATACGCAAACAGTAACTAGCAATAATATATTTAGATTACCTGGAGGATATAGAACAAAATCCTTTCATATTATTTTAGAGGGAACAGACCCAGTCAACGAGGTTTGTGTATATGAAAGTCCACAGGAGATAACCTAATGGGCAAGGCTAGAGGAACTTTTGTTGTACCTAGAGCTTTTGATCATGAGGGTAAAAGATTTGCATCAAATGTAAATGAATCTATTGCACAGCTCAAGGGTGAGATTGGCAATCCTCTTGATGCAGCTGTAACCTTTAGAGACCTTATTGACACTGGTCTTGTAAAACGTGATATTAGAATAAGTGGTACAGGATCTGTTATAGGTGGTGACTCAACCAGTGTTATTATTGGTGATGAAGAGGTCTTAGATACACCACCAGTACCAACTGGACTTAGTGCTACAGGTGCTTTTCAAAATATAGTTTTAGATTGGGATAATAAAAATTTTGTTGGTTTTTCGCATGCAGAAATTTGGGCGGCAACTTCAAGTAATTTTGCAGATAGATCCTTTGTTGGACAGACCACAGCGAATGTTTTTAATCATCAAGTAGGAACCAATCAAACAAGGTATTATTGGATACGCTTTGTTAATACACAAGGAACACCAGGACCCTTTAATTCAACAACAGGAACATCCGCAACTACTGCATTAATAGATGCGGGAGACATAAATGACGGTGCCGTCTCTTCTATAAAAATTCTTGATGGTGCTATTTTAAATGCAAAGATAGGTACAGCAGCTGTAGATACTGCAAAAATAGCTGATGCAGCAATTACAACAGCTAAGATAGCCGATGCTAATATAACTAATGCCAAGATAGCTGACGCAACTATAACTAATGCCAAGATAGCTGACGCAACTATAACTAATGCTAAAATTAATGACTTATCTGCTGATAAAATAAACGCAGGAACAATAAGTGCAGACAGGATAGGTGCTAATAGCATTACCGCTGCAAAAATTAATACCACTGATTTATTTTTGCCCTCAAATGGAGGAGAAAAAGGGGGAACCACTTTAGGGTATTGGCACGAAAATGATCAAAACTATAGGCATGTAGCAGAAATTGGAGAGGGCTCTGGTTTTTATACTGGCTATATTAGAGTTTATAAGGGGATTTATCCTGGGCAAATTAAAAGTATTAGCTTTTTAATATCAGATGGAACTTATGGTGCTGGCAGCGGATATGATGTGAATACCAGTGTAACATTTACAGATATAACAAAAATAACCGAAAGTGCTTCTCATGCTATTTTGGTTACACCAGAACTCGAATATTTAACAGGAACATGGATTCATGAAAGCAGACTAACCACAGGTAAAGACAGTTCAAATATCCCGCTCTCCTTTAAATACACAGGAACAGGAACTCTTAATATTTTTATTTTTGCACAAGGAGATTATAACTTCCAGCTTATGGGAGGAGCAGACGCTAGGTTTATTAAATTTAGTACATAAGGAAATATAATGGCTTGGAATAGTACCGTATCAGACATACACACATTTAATATAGAATTTACCTTAAAAGAAATTTATCATAGGCAAAAAGCAGAGGGCGATAAACAAGTTGTTTATAACTTGCGTTATAAGATTGTTGGCACAGATACAGACGGCAGCGGCAATACATACACAATCGAGGATGAATGGTTAGCTTTTAATATATCCCAAGTTGATACCAACCGAGAAGATTTTGTAGATATAAATGATGTTACCGATGAGGTTGCAATAGGGTGGATACAAGACTTCTACTTAAACAACAACAATCTAGATGTGGCATTTACAAACCTGCTTTATGGACCCCCAGATGCAGTAGGTGGAGACTAGGCTATACGCAGTATAATTAGTAATATAATGCTACATATTTATTAAATTTAATGATATCTTATGGATAAAATGCTATCGCAAGTAGATGTTAGGATTTATTGGGACTCTATAGAGCCGGGACTTCGGGAAATAGAAAAAGAATCCAAACCCGATTGGAGACCAGAAGACATCTATACAGCATTAGTTAATAACATAGCTGAGCTTTATGTAGATATAGAGCAGATACCATGTAAAAGCTTTATCATTCTACAAGAAAAGCCAAATATGTTTAAACCAACCAAGTCATTATTGATCTGGGTGGCATACGATAAGAGAGGCGAAGCAGCAGGCAAATACATGGACTATATAGAGAACATGGCAAGAGAAAGAGGATGCAACAAAGTTGAGTTTTGGACACCCCATTCTCGTATAGCTGAAGCCCTATCTTGTAAAGGATATGAAACTAAACTATTAATAGTGGAGAAAAAAATATAATGTCAGGCGGAGGCGGATCACAAGAAATTAAAGATACTCCAGCGCAAAAGGCTTTAGCCTCTATTGCTGCTCAAAGGTTTAATCTTTATCAACAATATTATGTTCCTTTAGAAAATCAATTTATTGGAGAGGTACAGGCTCTAACATCTTTAGGAAAATTTCAAGATGTAGAGGGAGTGGTATCAGCATCATTAAACCCAGAATTTCAAAACGCAAGAAGAATGGTTACAAATAGACTTGTACAACAAAATGTAGATCCCACAAGTGGAAGATTTAGATCAGCTCAAACAAGCATATCATCTGCACAAGGTAGGGGTATGGGTTTAGGTGTTGCCTCTGGTTTATCAGGACAGGCTGATAGATATTATCAAGGCATGCAAAATATTATTGCTATGGGTCAAGGACAAGCTGGTCAGGCTATGTCAGGACTAGGAGATATTGCAAGTATGGCGGCTGAAGTTTCTAGGTCACAAGCAAGATCAGAACTAGATAAATATATGGCTGGACAAGAAATGCTTGGTACTGCAATAGGAACGGGGTTGGGGGTTTTTAAAGGTATTACATAATTATGTTTAATGATTATTATGATGCAGGCGGTCTTGGTGTTTCATCTGATTTAGGGGTTGGAATGTATAATAGACCAAGCACTAGTTATAATTATGTAAATCCATTTAGAAGTGGTGATCAATCTGCTCAAGAAACATTAGCCGATTTATATGAAGCAGAGTTTCAAGACTATTTAAATAGATTTTTTCCAATAGAAAAAGATCTTATCGGTCAAATGACAACAGGATTTGAAACACTACAACAGGAAGAAATTGGTAGAGCTCAAGCAGCGGTAGCAAGACAATATGCTAATGTGAGAGGGCAACAGTCAAGAAGAATGGCAGGATATGGTTTACAAATGAGCCCAGAATCAACGGCTGATATACAAAGGTCGGAAACATCTGCATTAGTTGCAGCAAGAAATTTTGCTAGAGAAAGAGCTGAACAAAGAAGAATGGAAATTTTATCAGGTGGTCTAGGCAGTGATATGAGGACTAGAGCAATAACAGGAGCATAATATGGCAAATGGATTAGGGTTATTAGGTACAGGTTTAAAAACAAAAGAACAAGCATTAAGAGGGCTAACAACGGCAGCTCAAGAAGAAGCAAGAAATACTGCATTAGAGGAGCAAATGAAAGGGCAAATGGCAGCTGCAGAATCTGCCCAAGCGGCAACTTTGGGTTCAACTGGTGCAGCAATAGGATATGTTGGTGCAACTGGTGGAAGTGCTTTTGGGACTAAGATGGGTGCTAAGTTTGGTTCGGCAGCAGGTCCAGTAGGTGCTTTAATAGGTGCAGCAGCAGGTTTTTTATTTAGTAAGATATTTTAATTATGAGTTTTTCAAGAGGATTTAATAGCGGTTTCAGTCAAATGCTTGATGCTAGGAGACTAGCTATGCAAGAACAGGAAGCACAAAGAATAAGAGAAAGAGAAGAAAAAAGAGATGCTTTAGCTGAGCAAGAAACATTTGGATTTTATCAAGATGAGCAAGGTCAGAGATTTTCTCAAGAAGATGCTTTTATAGTTAGTGAAGACGGAGCTAAAACTTTAAAAGAGGGGCTGTCTTATACACCAGGTTCTGCACAACTTAGAGGAGAACAAGTTAAACAATTGCAATTTGTTAATAACCCAGAATATCGAGCCTTAGGCACAAGAGATCTAAAAGCTAGTGTTTCAAGTAATGAAAATACTGCTATATCTAATAGGATTGGGTTACACAAAAAACTTACGACTGAGGGCGGAGCAGCCTTAATAGGTTTTTGGTCTGAATTTGATCCCATAGTTCAAGATCCTAATTGGTGGAATAATGCATCACAAGTTAAGAAAGATTTATTTATAAGAAATATAGCTTCACAAGCACACGCTATGAACGAAACTTTTGGTTTTAATCCATTGGATGTTTTATTAGATGACAATATAGATGGGTATCAAGTCGGAGCACAATTGCAAAATATGATTAGTAAAAATCCTGACATAATTCAAGACTTAGATCTAAATGCATACGGCTCAAGCCTAAACTCTTTATTTAATTTACAAACAAAAAAATATGTAGGCAAGCAATTTAAAGGCGAAGGAGTAGAGGGTGTTGTAAAGAATGTTTCATTAAGCTTTGATGATTACAAAATTGACCCAAACAGTAACACAGTTATCTTGAATGCTGACTATGAAGTACAAACAGTAGATGGTGAAACAAAAACAGTCAGGGGTGTTTTAAATGATACAAACAGAGAAATTATAAATCCAAATCTGCCTCAAGTAGATGAGCTTGCATTGTCTCTTAATGATTTAATAGACTACACATCAGCAGGAGCTTCTATGTTAGGCTTTTTGGCAGACCCAAATTTAAAAGAAGTTTTTACAACAGGTAAAGCAATTGGAAAAAGACTGGCAAGTATGTTTCCTCAAGCAGATTATGGTGAGTTTAAAAAACTAGAAGTTCAGGCAGAAGATCGTTTTTCCAGGGAGCCATTAAGAATTAACAATGATTTTAAAAATGTGGGTATAGATCTTGATTATAATGATCTTTATGCGTCTAGAGGCAACCTAAGAGTTGCAGATGAAGTTAAGCTTGTGAATACTATTATTAGTTCTTTGCCATACGCATCTAGGTTATTAGAAGAAACTAGTGCTGAGGGCTACGAAGGAAGCAATGGCTACAGAATCAAAAGAGATATGGAAGGCAATTTGCCTCCTCTTTGGGAATTAAAAACATATGGCATGAAAAGTTATGCAGAAATAGAAGCAGAGATTATGGATGGCTCAGGAAATATTTTTGCAAACGAATCATCAGTAAAAATAAATTATAGTTTTCCACAGCTTGATATTGATTTAAGCACTGATATGACTTTAGGACAGGCTGAGGAAGGGTTAAATAAGATAGCTCCTAATTTGTATAACAATATTGTTAAAACTTTAGAAGCAGGGAACAGACCTGTGACAATTAGCGAAGTGTTGTCTTTAGCAAATTCATTACAACAAGCTGGGAAACTACCTAACTAGGGATAAATAGTGTGGCAGAAAAAGATTTACTTGAACTTTTTGACGAAACAACAAAAGAGTCAGAAGACGCTACTGAAGAAACTTCTGTAGAAGCACCTGTATCTCAAGATCCCCTTTTAGATATATACGACAATCAAACCATAGATACACCACAAAGAAGCTTGTGGCAGACTATTGGTGCTTACACAGACGCAGGATATCACACTGCATGGACGCAAGCCTCAATGGGTATCTCAGGGCTTATGTCAGAGGAAGACTTTGCCTTAGTTGATGCTAAAAAAGGTGATTATAATTTTCTTGATTTTGTTTATGGTTATGTGTCTGAATCTTTAAATCCATTCTCTAGTAGCTTTATAGGTATGCCTGGAACTATAAAAAATTTACCAGTAAAAACAAATTTTTTAACAGGAGAAAGAACTTTATCTGCAACAGGCAAAAAAGCTTTAAGCGATTCTATAAATCATTCTGATAAATACAACGCAGATCCAAAATACAAAGCAAGCGTTGATGAGTTTCAAGCACAAGTTTATGGAGATTTTCAGAAAAGAATAAAACCTAAAGCCGACAGATTGCAAAGAATATACGATCAAAAAGGCTATAACGATTTGAATGATGGTGTTGTCCAAGGCATTGCATCAACTATGACATTTATTCCAGCAGCCATTGGAACTATTGCTACTAAGAATCCGAAAATTTTAGAAACATATATTGGACTACAATCTTTGCAGGCAAAAGGTAATGCTTTTGCAGATGCAATAAACAGAGGTGCAGACTATTCAACTGCCGTTTCTAACTCAAACTTCAATGGTCTAATTGAGGGTGTTCTTGGTAGAGTTGGATTTAATCCTAACTCAAAATTCATGAAAGAATTTATTTCTGGGAATGAAGGTTCGTTAAAAAGAATGGCTAAAGAAGTTCCATTTAATGTGCTTACAGAAATTGGAGCTGAAAATGCTACAACTTTGTTGCAAGAAACATCTACAGTAATGCACGGCATACAAAGTGAAATAAAAATTGCTTTAGATAATTTAGATAATCCTGATTATAAAGGTCCAGCCTTAAAAGATTTAGTATTAGATTATTTTACAACCACCACTATTGCTGCAGCAGTAGGCTCTGGAGGAACTATTGGAGTTACAGGAACTTTAAAATATAGCACAGATCAGCTAGGTAAGCTTGCTGAGATGGGTATTAAGAAGGGAGATGAGTTTGTCAAAGCACACAACAAGGTTGTTACTAATGTAGAAAAATCTAACAGAGTGCTTGATAAGTTTACTTTGGATCAACTAGATGAAAAAAACTTTATGGAGTTTATTAATAATGATGACTTTGCTGAGCACTTGGCAAATCAAATAGTTGAAGTTGAATTAGATACATACGAGCCACCAAAAACTAAAATCAAGTTTCCTAGAATGGATAAGCCTGTATTACCAAAACAATTATTCCAAAACAAATTAGATTCAGAGATGCTAGAAGGCAGTGAAGTTGCTTTTGCTTTTGGCTATGACAAATTACCTATTAACTTATTAGCCCCAAAGGGAGAGGGCATAAGAAGCATGGATGGTATTATATCCACACTACAAACAGAAGGATTTTTACCACCATGGAATATGGATCCAAACAACCCTGAACCAGATTACAGTGAAAAAGCCAGGGAAATTCTTGCTGAAAACAAACCAAATTCAGAATACCTAAGCAACAGACCTGCATTTGAACAATCATTCGATGCAGCTATGATGGACTTTTTAAAG